GCGCCAACTAGTAAGGATTATTTTCTCCCGCCCTAGTTGTCAAGCAAGAAGCAAAAGTCTAGCATCCCTGATGGGAGTAGCTTTGCCCGTCCTGAGTTAGTGTGCGCTCTAATTTGCCATTCGACGGCCTCGTAGTCCACACCATATCGTTCCATGAAGAATTGTGCAGTTTCTTCACAAACGTCGTGTTGATTTTCTGAGTTTATCTTGTACTTGTTTAGTACTTTATATCTCTCATCAACAACCGGTGTGGTATCGGAAGTCCGATTGCCGTACTTGGCTAGTACTCGCAAAATCGGCACGTGGTTGTAATTGTGCTGGTATCCCTTGTAGGTACCTATTACGTCTATGTCTCTCAGTAGCTTTGTTGCAAAACCCATCTTCGGGGCCAATCTACCAATCTTAGCACCAAGAACTCTTTTCCCGCCAGCGACGGGCCAAAATAGTCCGGAACAAAATTCGGCCAATGCCAAAGTGGTCGTAACCTTCATCTTAGGCACGAAACCAAACTTTTTAATTTCTTCCGCATACCTCTTGGAGAAGTCCTGCTGCAATAGAGAACTACGCACAATTAAGAACATGTCGTCTCCGAGCACAATGACTCTGTAGTCCATTATCTTTAGAATTACTTCTAAAATGAACGCACAGGTTGTGCCCGTGAGCAAACTGTTCCCACATGACGTATTTGGATCTCCTGATTTCTTACCAAAAGCAACCTGGTATTTCAGACCAAAACGCGAAGTGCCACTTGTGTACTTTTGTGCCTTAAAAGTCCTATAAGCATCTTCACAATCTTCTATACCAGCCGTTTTGTATATGATTTTCTCTGTAGTGTAACTACCTCGTTGTTGCGTGCAATCAAATCTAGACATGTCACACTCTACGAAGGATACTTCTCCTTCGCCTCCCATGTCATTTATCGACTTTACACACCAATCTCCTAACTGTTCTGCAGTCATGCCCGATGCATAACAAACCCTATTCTGGTAGTTCCAAGCTTTCTTCAGCTTTTGGTTGAAACTACCAAACCAGGGACCTGCTGCCACGTTAGCTTTATGGGTAGCCGCTTGTATTGCTCTAACGTCAAAATCTTCAGTACCGTCTATCGTCGACTTGTTGTACTTCTCAATTTTCGTGAACATTTTACGAACGAAATCACTATCGTCCAATCCTTGAGATCCAATCTCGTCACGTGCTCTCACGTGCTCTTTCTGCCGTCCAGGAGGGAATCCAGAGTTCCAAACATCAAAATCTAATGGCTCTACGGGGCCGTTTCTACTAATTTTCTTCAATGATGTTGGTACTTTTGAACTGGAATCCAACCACTGCCAAAGTTTCTTCCACTGAGCTATATCTTCTGGCTCTATAGTCTTACATATCCTATTGGCTATTGCTATTTGTTCGTGCTCTTTAGTGTTCTCTGGCACAACCGGAATATGGTCTACAAAACCGAGACCAATCTGGTGTGTGCGTCCTTTGCGTGGTTGCTTTGTGTCAAACGCGTCTTTTATCACTGC